CCCGCACCATATACATTGTAGCTGTCTTCTGTTGTAGCAATATACCCACGAAGAACTGTGCGAGGTTCAAGAACTAGGAATCGAGGCCAATACCGATTCTCATCATAAATGTATTTAGCTGCCGAATTAAGCAAGAACCCAACACGGCCTAACTCTGGTGCTTCAAATTCAAGACCAACACGCGCTTCCGTAAGGCCAATAACATTATTCCAAGTTGTAGTTTTAAATGCCATTATCGGTTAATCCATGCTCCATCAAGTCCACGTAAGTGAAGGTCTTTCTGCTTCCACTTCATGTAGTCGTCGTTAACAAAATCTGTGCCGTCTGCTGCTTTGCAATCAATTCGCATAGCCTTTTCTTCAAATACATCAAATGCTCCCTTGAACTCTAATACACCATTGCGGCTTCTGGTGGTTTTGTAGTTCTTGGCTATCTGTGAACGCATTAGCTGGTCGCGATACTTCTGCATCTTTGGAGACATGAGCACTTTCTTGCGCTCAATTAACTTCATGTGCAAGGCGACTGCCTGTGAGTCTGATAATAAGTCTGTATTCATATTAACAAAAAGAAGGGAGCTACGGGGATATTCCCGCAACTCCCTAGAGTTTTATGCTTCGTCAGAGAACTTAATCTTACCAAGACCATTTGGTCCAGTAGTCATAAGTGCGAAACGAGTATCAACCGAGCCTGTGTAATCGCCACCCAAGAAAGGATAGTTTTCAGACTCAAGTCCTTGATACTCAGATACATACAGGAGATCAGGAACGATGAGGTAACCACGATCAGCCGAAGGAAGGGCATTAGGATTGCCGTTCTTCATCTTGACCTGACCAAACTGTGAGTCGATCAATTCAACCATCCAAGGGATAGTAGTTGTGCCGTTCACGTTGTAGTCGATCTGAGAAGCTGCACCTGCTGTGCGTGTGAACTCTTGAACGATGTGTTCGCGGAGATCAGCACCAGCAATAAGGAACAGGTCTTGGATCATTGTGGATTGAGACCACATAGAAGCGATCTGTGCACCCAAAGCTTGGTCATTGAAAGCAGCCTTTGTGCCGCTATAGATCGAAGCTGCTGGAGTAGCATAGAGAGCGTCAACACCCGTTGCTGCTGTTGCGTTAATTAATGCACCGAGGCCGTGTGTTACACCAGCAGTTGTGCCTGGAACGTCAGGTGTTTTGTCTTGGTCACCGCAGATTACGGCTTCCTTGTCAATTGCCAACTCGATCATGCTCTTCTGAGCAGCGTTGATCATGTTGGAAACAACAGCGGAATCTTCCTGCTCCTGCTCTTTCGAGACAGAATAAGGATTGGTGATACGTTGTGCTTGACCTTCAAACTCACGAACCTGCGAGAATGCATCGCGTCCACCGTTTGTGTTCACACCTTCGATGTGACCTGCGGTAGAAACTGATTTCAGCTTGTCCATGAGTGTGCGAGGACGTTTATTCTTCTCTGCCTTGTGGGAAAGAAGACCTGTAACTGGAGTGATGTCAGCAGCGAGCAACTCAGCGTCTTGCTTGAGCGACTCCCGATTACCGACTGTGGATGAATATGTTGGAACTGCCATGATTATTTATTTTCTATGAGTATTTAAGTTGTCTAATATCACGTAGTGCTTGACCACGTTGTTTAGGGGATAGTTTGTTGTCGGATGCAATCTTCTCTAATTGTTTGATCTTGGCAGACTTTCCTCCACTGTCATTTGGTCGGCCTGAACCTCCCGCTGGACTAATAGACTCTCTCGATTCCTTCGGTGCTTTACGCTTAATTACCACACTCTTCTTAGACGACCCCGCTGTTTGCAGTGCCGCCTTTCCAAAAATGTCGATAAGCTCAAGGCTGAACTCTGGGAGCATGTTCTTTAGAACCTCAAACTTGGGGTTACTTAAAAACTTGTCGTATGCCTCTGATGCTTTTTCGTCTAAGCCATATTTAGCTTTAACTTCATCAATGGCATCGTCTAGGTTCCCAACTGATTCCCTAGCTTTAGCTGCCAAACTCGCTTCTTTGCGTAGCTCTGGTAGTTTAGCTTCTTCCCCATCAAGCCAGTCTACAAGCTTTTCAGCCGAATAGAACTTGCCTTCGTGAGTAACACCCTTTACATCGTTTCCAGTTGCTTCGTCATACTGAGTCTCTGCTGAAAGTTGGAGCTTTCGATTCCAATACTTTAGATTTGTCTCAGCCTGTGTAAGCCTAGTCTCTGCATCATTTGTGCTTCGGATGGACAATGCCTCATCTTTTGCTTTCTTGACCAATTCTAGTTCTGCCTCAAGTTCCTTGACCTTACGGCGTTGTGCCGCCCATGCCTTATCAGCCTTTGGGTCTAGTTCAACTCCCTTGAGTTTTGCGATTGCGCGGATGTCATCTTCGGAGAGTGAATCAATGTCGATGTCATCTAACTGTGAATGAACGTCTTCTTCGGACTCTGGCCCATCATCATCTTCGGAATCATCTGAAGCATCTGGTGTTTCCACTTCGATCTCTTCTTCGTCTTCCTCTGGATCTTCTTTGCCTTTGTCGTTGCCTAGTAGTCTAGCTCTTCGCTCGTCAAGGAGTCCTTGTTTGCGCTGCTCAACTGTCTTCACCTGATCTTCTGGTGTGGAATCAGGGGTATCCACTTCGATTGTATTCTTCATATAAGCTACCTTGTTTAAGACCGCCTTGGTATTCGGCGTTAAAATAATACTATCACAACGTATAGTTAATCCCTTTCAAGCAAACGACTTATGCGCTTTAGCCCAAATTCATTTAGGATTTCGTCTTGGATAAATGCAGCATTCATCTGGCACTTAGCCTCCATGCGAGGATTGTCTGTAACCCATGGCACAGCAATTAGCTCTTCCCGCCGTTGTTCAAAGTGATCATAAAATGCTTTGCCGTATTCTGGGTAGTCATTTAACAAGAACTTCTTTAAATCTGATAGTGTTTTATGTTCAGCCATTTCCTAGTCCTTGTGTTTCGATGTTACCCATAGTTGCTGGTGCAGTTCCGAGTCGCCCAATCTGAGCGTTCTTCTGCTGCGTTACTTGGAATTGCAATTGCTTCATGTATTCTGAAAGCAAGAACTGGAATCCTTGATCGCTATTTAGTTTAGCTAGGCCAGTTGGTGACTCAACATATTGCTGAACAACTTGTAGGCGTAGTGCCGCTGCATCCTGTGGAGCACCCTTAGCAACACCGCCAGCCATGCTGACAATATCTGCTTGAGTCTCTACGGTAATCTTGTCAACGCCCTGTTCTGTTGGCAGTAGCATTGCGTCAGCCAGCATTGGATCTGCAATGTTGAGCAACATGTCTACACCAGCTTCACGATTAATACGACCATTAGGGTCTAGGTTAATTGCTTCACGTATAGTCTCACGAAGTTCTTTCATTTGCTCTGGATCGTCGTAGATGCTATTGAAGCTTACCGAGATGTGCATTTCTGCTTCGTCTGGGTCTTTGACAAATTCAACAGGCTGAGGATTGCCAGTGACACGAATGTATAGCTCGTCTGGGCCATTCATCTTGTATTCTTCGTAGATTCCCTTTAGGACTTCGGCGTGATGGCTTAGAAAGCGGTTAATGTCGTGCTGCTGCTTTTGCTGAGAATATGGAGAGTTTGGGTTAAGCCCCACAAGCTCCATTGCCTCGCGCGTCACGTCATCAATTAAGCCACGTGTGACATCAAAGCGAGATGGCTTCTGAATAAATGCTGGTGCCTGCTGCCCAGGTCGAGTTGGATATACTCCTCCAGGCTGAGGACGGCCATAGTCCCACGTAGGAGACACCGTAAGTGCAGGAGAGATAGCATAGCTAGACTCGTCAATGTTGGCATCGCAAAACACCTTCTTGGACTTCTGGCTAGATGCTAGACGTTCGGGCCAGTTACTTGCGCTATACAAAGTCTTGGCTTCATACGGTGCATTGACAACAAATGGAAACTTCTTACGACCAGACAATAGCACCCGCTTGGCATATTCAGGCTCAACGTCGCTTCCACCAAACTCTGGACTCCAGATAGTTAAGTAGATGCCTTGAGCACCATCTTCGCGGTCAATTAACTTTTCATAAGAAAACACAACATCAATTAAGTCGCGCTTGTTATATGTGCTGCTTGTTTCTAAATTTAGGAAGGCTGAGTTATATTGCCCAGAGACGGAACCAGATACGCCCTTTGCGTGTTCTACGGCGTAGTCCGCCCATTCTTGGTCCCATCCCTCTGACTTCACCCGCGACAATACTTCTTGCGGAGTCATCGGCTTACGGACGTAGCAATATGCCGAGTCTTGGAAGTTCTGAGTGGAGGCTGGCGCGTAGAACTCCGTATCAGGAGCTAATGCCATCATTTCTGCCTTACCCTCATCTGCAACCAACACTGGAATCTCTGCTACACCAGTCTTACGTAACTGCGTTAACGCTTTCTTTACGCGCTTCTTGTTTACCTCCCAGCCTTCCACTGAGTTGAACATCTCTAAAACCTCGTCTACACGGTTTTCATCTGCCAACATCTCTGCCAATGCTTGTTCTAGCCCTGCATTAGCTTGTTCCTGAAATTCACTAACCTCTGGAAATGTATTTGCAATCTCCTCAAGGTCAAACTTCTTTAAGTAGGGGGTCATTCTAGCGGGTGAATACCCGTAGTATGTGACCATGATGCCCTTCTCTTTGTAATAGTTATCTGCCAACTCAGCTTCACGCCAAAAATTATCAATCCCAGCATCGCGCAAATACTTCAAAAAAACCGACACTTGCGGGGCGCGTTTGATGTCGGTAGCTTTGCGTGGGTATGCCTGTATTTTTGAGCGTCGTAGGGCATTGCAATTGATTGCCGTTGACGTGGACATGAGGTTCTGAGATACCCATTGCTGAGAGTCTGATGAGCCTTTGAATGGGAATGCGTTGTCCCCCGACTTAGTTAAGTCTTCATTCTGTCCATCCCACTCGCAAGTCCGAATGCGACGTGATCGAGCGCACCCATTGATAAAGTCTGAAAGGTCATCTACTGTCCGATCAAATGTCTGCTTGTGGTTGCCATAGTCAAACTCCTCATCGAAGTAGATTTCTGGCTCGTCTGAGTCGTATTTATTTGCCATGGGTATTATTTTTGATCATAGCACATCTTATAGTTAAGACGCTTTCTCAATCGGTAAAGCATTTGATCCATGGCTTGATCGTTTATACCAAGAGCATCCGACATTTCTCGACTGCTATGATATTTAATTGGTAGTCCAGACAGTTCCATATCTCGACGGTCAATATCCAACCAGTATTTAACGGTTGATTTGCTTGCTCTTTGAGACTGGGTATCGGTATATTGCTTTTCCATCTTTTAGTCCTCGTTCTACGGTTAATACTTTTCCTACTGTTGACAGAATCTGCTTCTCACGTCGCGGAATCTGGATTGCCACTTTACCTAATGTCTCAAGGTCTTTGGCAAAGATGATCACAGGGTTGCCCGACTTGTGGTGGAGCACCTTGACTCGGACAATATCTGGGGATGCTGTCTCAATAATGTCCATTTCTTTTGAAATAGAGGCAGTGATCTTTAGAACACCAGAGGGCTTGATGTATCGACCCTCCATATCCTTATCGCTGCATACGGCGTTTCGTATCTTACCTACACGCATAGCGGTGTATGGTGCGCCTAGCTGTTCGGCTAGTGATTTACATGTTTCTAGGTCTTTGTTCATAATTAGTATGCCCCTCCTTGGGACTTCTGCGCCATTGATCCTTTACCATAAAATGCTATACCAGAGCCATCGTCGTGAGTTGCCGCATATCGAGATAGGTCAATGCAGTCTTTAAGCGCGTCATCCTTCTTCCCGTTCTGACAATAGTTCATATAGCTAAAGATTGAGTTGCCACAAGCTCTGCTAAGTCGGAACTTGGGTGAATTGGTAAATTTATTGAAGGGTTGCTTAGAGTCAAATGCCAGCCACTCCTGTATCTTTGGCAGACCTATTGCTTCGGTGTAGCCACATGATGGAACAGTGTTAATACCGAAGTCGTCTAGATCATCTTGCAAGGTGCGCTTGCCGTCCATAGCTGTCTGGTGAGGGCCATGGGCAAAGCGGGAGTCAATGATGCGCTCGTAGATTGGAATATCACCTTCAACCTTAGCCCACTCCATTTGAAGCTGTTGAAATGACAATCCTCCACAGTCAATTGCCGCTGGCCCCTTCTTCCACGTTACTGAATCATCAGATCTAGTGCTGCTCTTGCCTTCTACTGCCCACTCACCAAAGGTATCACGGTCTGGCCACTCAGCCCACTGACGAATGTCCCCCTTACTGTTCACACCAAACCACCCACAGCACCAGCTCTTTGCTCCAGCAGGGTCAATGACTTGATAGTTTGACCATTCGCCATCAGCAAAATCAATATGTTCCTCTTCGGGGTCATAGATGTGCGCCACTTGGTCAAATGTCCCAAACATTGCAGTCATTGACTTGGTTGGATACCCGTAAAGATTTTTTTTAATTTCTTCAACTGACGAATTAGCGTGATTTCGCTTCAATCGTTTCCAGTTATTGAAAGAGTTTAACTCCGAATGGTAAAATACCACCGCCGTGTTAGGCTTGTTGGCTGGTTGAATCAGATATGGCATCAGCTCACCGTCAAGCATTGATGCTGGCAAGGACTCTATGACCTTAGCACCGTCAAGCATTGACCCAACAGTAGGCGTATATCCTCGCTGTGGAGTAAATGTCACCAGAAGCTTAGAGTCGAAGTCAGAGCAACGAGAGCGAAGACGGATAAGCAGGGTTTCATCTCCCAAATACTCGTCACACCACGTCCCAATGTTAATAAACTTGCAGTCTTTCTTTGGGGCACCAACTTTGGCACCTTCAATTACGGAGTCATCGTTCTGGAACTGCGTGTAAAACTTGAAATAGCATACGGATCCATTGGGCAACACAAACTTCTTGCCAGTGAATCCAGTTCCTTTGGAATAGTTGATCTTAGCTGTGTCATCCTTGACCTTCTTCTTAAACTCTTGCGGCATCATCTCCCACAGATATGGCTGCTGACGCTCCACAGAAGCATCCTCATTTTGAGACCAACAAATAATCTCAGTATTTGGGTTCTCTAGCAAGGCTTGCATAACCATCCACGCAGCACTACGCGACTTACCAGAACGCACTCCACCTAGCACCCACACTTCGTCAATGTCATCCCTAGCTAGGAGTTCGCGAACCTTTAACTGCTGTGGCAATACGAAGCTGTTATACACAGGGTCAACGATTGATGCCTCAATTCTGGCATTATGAAGCTTAACACTCTCAAGCAGAGTTTCGGGTTCATTCTCAATCATCCATAGCTGATCCTCGTCTGAGGGTGGCTTTAGGATGGCGTGTTCTGTGTAGTCTAATAACATTAGTCTAAATCAATCACTCCTTCGACGCTAGCTGCCCTAGCCTTCGCTATACGGGCTTTGATCTCATCGCGCTTGTTATCATAGTCTTGCTGTCCTACGTGCTCTACACGGTGTATCTGGACGTTGTTACCAGTAAGCTTTGCATGGAGGTCGCCTAGTCCCATTAGGGATTTAGTCTGCATAAATAGTTCCTTAGCGTCAATCTTAACATTACCTAAGGCTACTTCCTCAGAATACTTCTCCTGCGAAAGACGTGCTGTATCAAACCCTTGAAACTGCATAGAAGCAATCTCGTCACCCCAAGCTGCGCGAACCTGCTTACAATCGTCATCTTTAAGTAAGTCTCTCTTCAAATCAAAATAAGCATTGCGCTTCATCTTGTTCTTAGCTAGAAACTCATTCACTGAGCAGGAAGGCTCCATGATGTGCTTGGCTGAGGCCATCCATGTCTGAGGCTCGCGGTTTGCCCACGAAGTCATGGCAGAAGAGCCTTGCAGTGACACCAGCTTCTTCTTTAAGACATCCTTTGTTTGTAATGATAATTCTTCACTCATATTATTTGCCGTTGGAAAGAACTTCGTGCATTCCTTGAACTGCCTCCATAGTGTCCAACTGTTCTCCGCTATTTTCTAGCCAGTATTCATCTAGCTCAAATACTAGATATACACCTAACTCGCTGCAAAGTTTTTTGTAGCCATCTACGAATTTATAAATAGTTCTTTCGTCTACATTATTTAATTCTTTACTCATAAATTCCCTCCAGTTCTTCGCCGTCATCATCCTCCATCCATAAAATATCAATTTCAGACTCCATACTTGCTAGGGATTCATTCATCAAAGCTTTACCCACTACTCTGCTACTATACACGTAGTATGGCTCTGAATCACCCCCTATGAATTGAAAGCAGTAGTTATGGAAGTGCTCTCCAATCAAGTGCCTAATAAGGGTAACGGCCTTCTCGTCTTCTGGACTCATCGAACCTCCCCGTAGTAGATGCGTGACCGTATACCTGTTGGCAAGTCCTCCTTAGCCACCTCACGCTTCACTGTAGGCTTCCTAGTGTCCTCGGTTACATCTTCCATATTATCACGAAACTTGCTATGGTCTCGGTGCAACTGTCTTGGTTCTGATCCTTTTGTGCTCATGTCGAAGATTGTATCATAGGTCTAATCCATTTGTCAACCCCCATTTCAATGCTTGACATATTCAATAAACTCACCTATAACAAAACCTATGATAAACCTACTACGCGGAGACTGCCTTGAAATGATGAAGGGCTTAGATGATAACTCGGTTGACTCCATCGTGAGCGACCCGCCCTACGGCATTAGCTTCATGGCTAAGAAGTGGGACTATGACGTGCCGAAGGTCAAAGTGTGGAAAGAAGCCATGCGCGTGCTGAAGCCTGGAGGTCATGCGCTGATTGCTTGTGGGACACGGACACAGCACAGAATGGTTGTGAATATCGAGGATGCAGGGTTTGAGATTCGTGACGTGGTGTCATGGATTTACGGGTCGGGATTTCCGAAATCTTTAAATATCAGCAAGGCTATCGACAAGGCTGCAGGGGCAGAGCGTGAATCAATTCCAAATCCGTTAGCAAATCAGCAGACGAAATCAGTCGGCACGAACGCATACGGTGATTATCAGGCAACCGCAACGATACAGCCGACACCCGCTACCGACGAAGCCAAGCAATGGGACGGATGG